AAGCCTTAAACGATAAGGAGCTTTTCAAGGCCCTTATTGAAAAAGGAATGAGCGCCAAAGACAAGTACAGGATTTCTCGCAATTATATAGCCGCGTTGGGTGCAGCCGGGATCACGGCGGCAGATCCTGACCCTGACGTGTACCGAGTCGAGGACCAAGAAGCACGAAAAGAACTGTACCGAAGCTTTAGCCCTGGCAGATCCTCGCGTCCGCGTGATCCGTATCTCTCTACCTTCACGCACCCAGGAACGATAGGTCCAGCCGAAGGGGACAAGCCGTTCCCAGGATTACTGGCTCCGGCACCACAACCGAACGTGGCCCCCGCCCCTGTGACCCTGCCGCCCGTTTCTGCTTCCGTTTCCGCTCCCGCTGCCGCGCCCGTTGCAAACGCAGAGCAACGGCAACGCTTTAGGGCTCAATATCCATGGGATATTACTTCTAGATTTCCACCGCCCCCGCAGCCAGCGGCCCAACAACCAGTGGCACCCCCAAGGTTCCAGGGGGGCTTCGCCGCTGGCGGTCCAGTAAAGAGAAAACGTCCCGGCATCTTGGGTCTTGCGTAGAAACACGTATGGGACTATATTGGCTGCTTCCCACAGGAGGTATCCCATGGAAGTCATACTAATCAACCTTGCCATTATGACCCTTGTGCCCATAGTGTTTATTGGCATCGTGGCCTTGATAGCATTGCTATGACGTACAACTTATCCCCCCACTTCACCCTGGCGGAACTGACAAAAAGTTCTACCGCCCTTCGGCTGGGCATTCCCAATGAGCCCGAGCCGCGCCACATCCCAGCGTTGGAGTGGCTTTGCGAAACGATATTGGAGCCCGTCCGGGAGAACTTCGGCGTGGCCTTTTCCCCTAGCTCCGGCTTCAGGAGCCCGCAATTGTGTGAGGCTATCGGTTCAAACGGCAAAACAAGTCAGCACACCAAAGGTGAGGCGGCTGACTTTGAGCTTCCAGGAGTAGACAATCACCTCGTCGCGTCCTGGATCAGGGACAACCTGGATTTTGACCAGCTTATTCTTGAGGGCTACACCGACGACGACAAGAACAGCGGCTGGATACATTGCTCAACGACGGGCGAGGGCAACCGCAAAGAGGTCCTGCGCTACCACCGCGACACGGGCTATCTTCATGGGTTGGGCTAACTGAACCACTTCCGGGCTTTTTCGCCAAGAACGTCGCTGGCAATGTTGCTTTTAGCTTGCAGGGCGTCCAAAATCTTTTCGTCTATGGTCCCTTCCGCCACGATGTCGATGTACGTCACCGATTTTTCCTGACCAATTCGGTGTGCCCTGTCCTCTGATTGCAGGCGTATCTCTAGGTCGTAGCTGTTGGCGTAGTAGATGACGGTGTTTGCAGCGGTCAGGGTCAGGCCGTAGCCGCCCGTCCGAGGCGTCCCCACAAAAAACCGAAGAGGCGACGTTTGATCTTGGAAAAGATCAACTATATTCTGTCGCTCATCTTGTGGAGTTTCGCCGTAAAAGGATGCCGCCGCTTCGGGCCCGAAGCGACGGCGCAAAGCATCAGTGATCTCTTGGACGTTGTGGACCCACGCAGCCCAGATGATCACCTTGCCTTGAACTTCTTCAACCGTGTCCAGAAGTTCTGGGAGACGGTTGCTTGGGAGGGCCTTGATTCCGTCTTCATCCGAAGGCAAAAACCCACACACAATTTGTTGTAGCCTCATTATCTGAGTCAGAATTGATGTCGTTGTAGCCAGTTCCCCGGCATCTATTTGAGCCAGCGCGAACTTCTTCATTTCCTTATAGACGCGCTTTTGCTCGTCAGTTAGCGGGACGCTGCGAGTGACATAAACTTTGTCAGGAAGGTCCAAGCACTCTTCCTTCAGGATCCGGTGCGAAAAGCCGCCCAGCTTCTCCCCCAGTTCGTCCAAGCGCCGGTAGCCCGTGATTTCCTGAAAGGAGTGCCGTCCCAAAGTGCGCCTCTGGATCACGGCGTATCGGGCCTGGAACCCGTAATAACTTTTGTGCCCCAACGCCTCACGGTCCAGGAATTCGCATTGGCTGAACAGGTCCATTGGGGACTTTGTGATGGGAGAGCCGGTCAGGATGCGCCGGTACTTCGCAAGCCTGCCGCACTTTACGATGTTCGAAGTCCGAGCCGCTTTCCGGTTCTTGATGGTCGTGCTCTCGTCCACGATCACCAGATTGTCCGGATGGTTTTCCAGATACAGGAACGCTGCCGTGGCCCCCTTCTTCGTGGACAGGGCCTCAACGTTCATAACCAGAATACGCAGGCGCGGGTCCGTGCGCCGCACCAATTCCATCATCTGCTCTCGAAAGCCCTTGGTGAAGTTGGCCTGCCACCGCACCAGCAAGGTGTCGATACGGTCCGGTAGGTGCATTGGAATTTCCCGAAAGACCCAGTTGTCATAGACGCCCTTGGGTGCAATTATGAGGACGGCGTTTATTTTGCCGTCTTCGAACAAAGCCGCCGCGTTGTCCAGAGCGACCTTGGTCTTACCGGTCCCCATTTCCAGGAACCACGCATGATAGGGTTGTTGCCAGGATTCTTCGAACACCAAACGCTGATGGTCGTAGGGCGCAGTGTGAAATTCATACATGAAAGAAAATTCCTCTTGACAATGCGATTGTATACGATAATATCGCACGATTGTAAAGGGCCAAAATCCCTTGGACCACGGATCACGGAGGAACAACATGAATCCGGACGAATTGAACTTCGACATGCTAACTGAAATGGAATCCGACGCTACGTCCGATCCCAGTAAGTTGGACACCCTGAACTCCCAGAACTTGAGGTCAATGGCAGAGGTGGCACGAGAAATTCGTGACAAGGAAGCCGAGATCGACAATCTGGAAAAGACCCTCAAAGCCAGAAAGGAAGCCCTTCGGAAACAGTCCGAGGAGGAACTCCCTTCTATGATGGCCGAGATTGGCGTCAACTCATTTGAACTGGACGACGGCTCACGGGTCACGGTCAAGGACCTTTACGGCGGGCACATTTCTCTCGCCAACCGTGATGCAGCCTACTTGTGGCTGCGCGACAACGGGTTCGATGACATCATCAAGAACACCCTGTCCATTGTTTTTGGTCGCGGGGAAGACGAAAAGGCCGACCACTTTATGAAGATCCTAGAGGGGCACGGCCTGTTGCCGGAACAGAAGACGGGCGTTCATCCCAGCACCTTGAAAGGATGGATTAAAGAGCGGATGGAAGCCGGGGACGAATTCCCCATGGATCTGTTCGGCGCATACATTGGCCAGCGGGCCATCATCAAAAGGAGCAGCTAGTCATGGCCGCGACAAAGAAGTCTGTGAAGAAGAACGGTAACGGTAACGCCGTCGCTGTTTTAGACGAGTCAATGTTTGAGGCCGACGCGGGCCTTGGGCTGGAAAACGTGACCTCCGAGGATCTGGCGCTGCCGTTCCTCAAGGTATTGAGCCGACAGGACCCCGTTTTGGACGATCTGGATGCCAAAGCTGGTGACCTCTACAACACTGTCACCAGTCAAGTTTATTCCGGAAAAGAGGGTGTGCTCGTAATTCCCTGCGCGTTCCAAAAGCGGTTCATCCAGTGGGCCCCTCGCGGCGGCGGCTCCGGTGCTCCACTGGGCATTTTTGGTCCCAGTGAAACGCGCCCGTCCACGGAACGTTCAGATGAAGACAACAAGGACTACGTGGTAGGCGGTACGGGCGATTACATCGAACAAACCGCGCAGCACTACGTGCTTCTTCTGTCGAAGGAAGGTACCGAGCGGGCTCTTGTGGCAATGAAATCCACGCAGCTAAAGAAAAGCCGCAAGTGGATGTCGATGATCCTGTCCCGCCAAATGCAGGGTAAAAACGGAACGCCCTTCACGCCGCCAATGTTCTCGCACGTCTACCGCTTGACCACAGTTTCCCAGGAAAACTCCAAGGGTAGCTGGCACGGCTGGGAAGTGGCGCTGGAAGGAAAGGTGCAAGACATAAATATTTACCACGCTGCCAAAGTGTTTGGTGAAAGTGTCGATAGCGGACAGGTGCAAGTGAAGCATCAGCAGGACGCACCAACAAATGCTGGGTTGGATGATAGCATCCCGTTTTAATTGGAGTGGCGGGGCTCGTCCCCGCCACCCCTTCTGGGGGGGATGCCTATGTCCAACAGTAAAAAACTTGCGGCCATCTTCGATGGTCTGGAAGACGCCTACGGCACCTACGTCATCGAGAAAAAACAAGCCAACGGCAAGAACGTTGGTGCCGCCAAGGTTTACCACGAACCACGGACCACGGGCCACTGGGACCGGCACATAGCCGGTCAGGGGGAAGCGTTAGGGATCATACCCATTAACCGGGACAATTCCTGCAAGTGGGGTGCAATTGACATTGACGTCTACCCCACCGACCACAAAATAATCATTGAGAAGATCAAGCGACGTAAACTTCCTTTGGTTTGCTGCCGCTCAAAATCTGGTGGCGCACATCTTTATTTATTTTCATCCGAGTGGATGGCCGCTCAAGACATGCGGGAGACGTTGGGCCAAATAGCCTCTGTGCTTGGCTACGGTGGAACCGAAATTTTCCCGAAGCAGATCCGGCTCCGCGCTGGCGATACGGGAAACTATTTGTCCGTCCCCTACTTCGACGCTGAAGAGGGCCTCCGGTACGCTTTCCATGAAGACGGTACAGCCGCGACCATTGAGGAGTTTTTCAAACTACACAAGACGCATGTACAAACGCCTGAACAGATCCTCGCTCTGTCCCTGGAAGAAGAAACTTCCGACCTGACAGAAGGGCCACCGTGTCTTCAGTTTTTATGCAATCAAGGGTTCCCTGAAGGCACTCGCAACAACGGGCTGTTTAACCTTGGCGTTTACCTCCGGAAGGCTTTCCCCGACGACTGGGAAGCAAAGATCCTGGCGTACAACATGCAGTACATGGACCCGCCGTTGCCCCTCAACGAGGTGAACATTGTTGCCAAGCAACTGGCCAGAAAAGATTACACCTACAAATGCAAAGACGTTCCAATTATGGCCCATTGCAACATGGACCTGTGCCGCACAAGAAAATTCGGCGTCGGGGGCGGGAGCGGGCCGTCCGCCAGTGTAGCAAATTTAAGGAAGTATAATTCCGATCCGCCCGTCTGGTTTTTGGATGTCAACGGATTGCCGGTGGAACTGAACACGGACTCCTTGACGAACCAAATGGCGTTTCAAAAAGCCTGCGTGGAGCAGATAAACTTTTTCCCGCCCACCGCTTCACGGCCCATCTGGGAAGGGCGAACGAACGCTCTCCTGACTGAAATGCTGACGATGGAGGGGAGCATCATAGAGGTGTCCAAGGACTCTTCCGTCAAGGGGCAGTTCTACGATTTTCTTGAGGAGTTCTGCACGTCTATACAGACAGCAAACGACATGGAGGAAATCCTTCTTCGCCGCCCCTGGACAAATGAAGCGGAAAAGCGGACCCTCTTCCGGCTGAAGGATTTCTCCGGCCATCTAAGAAAGAACCGATTTTTTGAGTACAAGGCGAATGTCATCAGCCAGCGACTACGAGATATCGGCGGCGAGCCGCTGCAAATCAGGATAAAAAACAAGCCCACCAGAGTGTGGTCAATCCCCGCGTTCGACGTGGTCGAAGTTGAGGTCAACACCCCAAACTTTGGCGACCAAAATTCCCCGCCGTTCTAGTGTTAAGGGCTGACGGGTTCGATAACGCCCTTTTGGGGGTCACCGCACTACCCGATGGCACCGAGGTGTTGGTCTACGACAAGAGGCGCTGCATACAGATCTTGATGTTCACTCTTGGGTTCGACTACAACGCCGCCCTTGGGTTTTTTGAGTTCAACATTAGAGCGGTGGATCTGGGCAACGAAGCTCCACTGTACGTGGAGCCCTATTTTGAGGACGAATTCAGTGAGGTTACGGAGGACGACTGATGCTTAGAGTTTTCGGCCCGCCAGGAACGGGCAAAACCACCACTCTTTTGAACATGGTGGACGAGGAACTTGGAAAAGGGACGCCGCCGGAGAAGATTGCGTTCTTGGCTTTCACCAGAAAAGCAACTTACGAGGCTCGTGACCGCGCCGCTTTAAGGTTCAATCTGGACGCAAAAAAGCAGTTGCCATATTTCCGGACCATCCATTCCTTGTGCCTCTTGATACTGGGCCTTCGAAGCGAACAGATCCTCAAGGCAGAGAACTTGAAGGAGTTCGCTAACCGCGTGGGCATAGACGTTTCCGGGAACACCTTTGAAGATGAAGAAGAGACCGTAAAACCGGACCATCCCGTCCTGCAACTTCACCACCTGTCCCGAACAAAAAAAGTACCCCTGCGCGAAGAGTACAATCGGAACCACACACTCATGCACAGTTGGGAGGAGGTCGATTACCTGACCCGCTCCTACCAAGAATACAAAGAGAGCAACGGCCTTTACGACTTCACGGACATGCTGGAACAGTTCCTGGTCTACGCTCCGACAGCCTGCCCGGAATTTGAGGTCTGCTTCCTGGATGAAGCGCAGGATCTGACCCCCTTGCAGTGGGACATTGCTCACCTTCTGGATAGCAAGTCCCGGCGCATGTACTGCGCGGGCGACGACGATCAGGCGATCTACAAATGGGCTGGAGCCGACGTGGATCATTTCATCAACCTCCCAGGCGGCAGCGAGACGCTGGAGCAGTCATACCGAATACCCTCCTCCGTTCACACGGTAGCCATGGGCATCGCCAATCGTATCCACAAGCGTTACCCCAAGGTCTACCGGCCACGAGAAGAGGTTGGCCTCGTCCGACGCATTGGCAACATCAACGACGTCGATCTGTCGGAAGGCTCCTGGCTCATTCTCGCGCAGGCGAGGTATATGCTCTACGGAGCGCACACCGAACTGAAGTCGGCAGGCTTTTTGTTCAACAAGCAGGGCGTCCGGTCCATCAGCCCTAAACTGTCCACCGCCGTCAACGCCTGGGAGCAGCTTCGAAACGGCAAGAGCATTGCCCTTGACGCGGCCAAAACAATGTACGGCTTCATGTCAGCGGGCTCCCACGTCGAGCGGGGCTTCAAGAAAATCCAAGCCGACGAGGAGACCTTGTTCACGCTCCCGTCGCTCCAACAAAACCACGGCCTGCTTGTCGGGGAAGACCTCGTCTGGCACGACGCTCTGGACAAAATTCCAGACGCGGAACGAGCCTACATGGTCGCCCTCCTGCGGCGTGGCGAGAAATTTAACGCCGAGCCCCGAATTACATGCTCCACGATCCACGGCGCAAAAGGCGGCGAGGCCGACAACGTCGTCCTGATGACGGACCTCACGGCGGCTGCGGACAACGAAAGGCAGATCGAACCCGACAACCTCAACCGCGTCTTCTATGTCGGCGTAACGCGAACCCGACAGAAACTCTACATCGTTGAACCGGAAAATGCGTACCGGAGTTTCGAAATATGAAACGCGGCAAAGTTCTGCAAAAGGCGTTCAGCCTAGTCCACGGCCCACGGGCCGAGAAGTACGGACCACCCCTCACGAACCATCAGCGCATTGCCGCTGGGTTTTCCGTGATCTTCAATCAAGAAGTTACGCCGTCACAGGTTGTTAAAGCACTGATTTGGCTTAAAATAGCCCGATTGGTCAACGCCAACGACGATGACAGTTGGGTTGACATCGCAGGGTACGCCGCAATTGGTAGTGAAATAGCAGATGACGAATAAATTACAGATGGCAATGTTCCCACCAGTTTCCGAGTGGCTCCCCCCCGACTCTTTCCCCGACATCACAGATGCACAAGAGATTGCCATTGATGTCGAGACCCGCGATCCAGACCTCAAGACCCACGGCCCCGGCTGGGCTAGGAACGTTGGCGAGGTTGTCGGCGTTGCCATTGCAGTTGACGGATGGAAGACGTACATCCCCCTGCGCCACCTGGGCGGCGGCAACCTAGACGAACGTGTCGTCAGCAAGTGGCTCAAGCGTGTCTTTGAATGTCCCGCCGACAAGATCATGCACAACGCCCAGTACGATGCGGGCTGGATCCGCCGCATGGGCTTTAAAATTAACGGGCGCATTATCGACACGTTGATCACCGCCGGACTGCTAGACGAAAACAGGTTCAGCTACTCGCTCAATGCGCTCTCCTACGACTACCTGGGTAAAGTAAAGTCCGAAAAGACCCTCACAGAAGCCGCAAGGGAATTTGGAGTGGACCCCAAGGCCGAGCTTTGGAAGCTGCCCGCGCATTTTGTCGGCCCATACGCCGAAACCGACGCCGAGCTTGCCCTCGAACTTTGGCGTAACTTCGTGCCAAAGTTAAACACCGAGGACCTATGGGACGTACATAAGCTGGAAACAGACCTCATACCGTGTTTGATAGACATGACCTGGAACGGCGTAAGAGTAGACATAGACCGCGCCGAACGGACCAAGCAAGAATTGATGACGCGCGAGAAGGCGTTGCTGCGAAAGATCAAAAAGGTCAGCGGACACAACGTCGAAATCTGGGCTGCGGCGTCCATCGCCAAGGCGTTCGACGCCATGAGCGTGTCGTACCCCAAGACCGAAAAAGGCAACCCGTCCTTCACAAAAACCTTTTTGTCTGAGCACCCCTCCGAAATTGCCAGCCTCGTGGTCGAGGCGAGAGAAATAAACAAAACCCACTCCACGTTCATCGACACGATCCTGCGTCACGTCGCTGGCGATGGCCGCATCCACGCACACATTAACCAGCTTCGATCTGACGATGGCGGCACCGTGTCTGGCCGCACGTCGATGTCCAACCCGAACCTACAGCAAGTGCCTGCACGTCACGCGCAGCTTGGCCCCATGATCCGGTCCCTGTTCCTGCCGGAGGAGGAAAAGCAGTGGGCGGCGGTAGACTTCTCCCAACAAGAGCCACGCATCCTTGTGCATTACGCAGCCGCATACGGCGAATGGAAAAACGAGGAGGGCGGACTTCCCGGCGTTCAGGAATTCGTAGAAAGTTATCGCAACGATCCGGACATGGACTTCCATACCATGGTCGCGGAGATGGCCGACATCTCCCGCAAGCAAGCGAAGACCATAAACCTAGCCATGATGTACGGAATGGGGGTCAACAAATTAAGCCAGCAACTCGATATCTCCCTGGACGAGGCCAAAGATCTGACGAAGCAGTATCACGCCCGCGTTCCGTTCGTGAAAATGCTCTCGCAAGGCGTCTCCCGCCGCCTGGAAGATCGAAAATCCTCCGGGAGCATCCGTAGCCTGAAAGGCCGCAAGTGCCGCTTCGACAAATGGGAGCCCGACACGTTCGAAATGCATAAGGCCATGAGTTGGGAGGAAGCAGTCGCGGCTCACGGCCCAACGACCAGACTGAAGCGGGCCATGACCTACAAGGCATTAAACCGTTTGATCCAGGCAAGCGCCGCCGACATGTGTAAACAAGCCATGGTCGATCTTCACCGGCAGGGCGTCACGCCAATGATCATGGTACACGATGAATTGGATTGCTCCGTATCCTCCCTGGAAGAGGCCCAGGAAATAGCCCAAGTGATGGTCGATGCCGTTCCGTTGGCGGTCCCTTCGAAATGCGATATCGACATGGGGCCGTCCTGGGGCGAAGCAGTGCCAACCGAAACCTAGTCGCCGCTATCCAAACCCTCAATGATCTCGTTTGTGGTCAAGACAGCTTGTGGAACAGCCTTCGGAATAGCTTTCGGCATCTGGTCCACGCTAGGGTCTTTGCGTATGAACCCGTGAGAGGTCGCGGCCAACGAGCCGTCGAGCACGCCAGCGGCCACGCCCGCAAGGTAGAGCGCCATCTTGTCGTTGTCTCCCTTGCAAGCAGCCTCCGCATCAGACATCAAAAATTCAATCAGATCGTCTCTCATATTTTTCAAAAACCTCTCTCAACGTTCGCTCTTGATTTTCGACGGTAAACTCTTCCGGGGGAACGCGCCAATGCATTTTTGTGCATTTCTCGACAGGCACAAACTTGCACAGACGTTTGTCTAGCGCAACCAGCACGACGATATCGCAATCATCTTTCGTGAGTTTGCGTCGGGCCCCGGCAGCGGCGCGATACACCAGAAATTCGTATCGGGGCCGCGCCCGATTTGTGGCCTTACGTGGCTTGAGGGTTGATTTCACTTGAACTCGGACAACGTGCGGCCCGGAAAAGGCAACAAGATCAATGCGGCTAACACCCGCAAAAACCACCTCCCAGCGGTCGGACTGCCGGGACTGCATGACCGACGCGGCCAGGAACTCCGCAGCCTTTCCGGTGTTCATCCCGGAGATCTGATTTGCTCCGAATTGTCTTGGTTTTCAACACAAAATCGCATATATTCCTCCCAGGAGGTGCCAAAAATGGACACTCGCAAATGGAAAAGTATTCTCGTGCCCCGAGAGGTGTATGAGGAGATTGTGAAAATATCGAATGCGGAAGACCGAACGATCAGCGGTCAGTTGCGGGTGATATTTTCGCAGTGGTACATGACGTTGTACAATGGAAGAGCCGCCGAGGACGGTTAAGGCGGCGATTTCCCCCACACCTTCACCAAACCATCTAACAAGCGGCGCTGCTCTTGCAGATTTTTCTGCATGTGCAGGGTGCGCTCGTCAATGCGCTCTTGTCTAGCTGAAAGCTCCCCCATGCTGATGACCGCGTCCTCAATTTTATGGATGCGCCGGTCCTGGTCTTCGTTTTGTTGGATCAATTGGCCCCAGGCGATGGCCGCGCCGAGCGCCACTATTGCCGCCGGGATAAGGGCCAGCCATTTAGTCATCTTTTTTCTCGGACTTCGGCTTCCTGTCTTTCGGCGCTAGGTACTCGTCACCGACGATGAAGCCGTGGAAGTTTTCTTTGAGAAACTTGTAGACCGTTTCAGTTGGAATACTCCAGCCCATGTGCGTCACGGCCTGGAAGCCTGTGGCACTCACCCTCGACGGGACGCCGATCATCTCAAAGCGACGGCGCTCCTTGCTCCGAGCGAACAGTGCGCCACCGGAGTTGCCGAAGATGATTGGGCTCGTAGCTAGCTGGTACCTGTAGCCGTTGATAATTTGCTCACTGAAGGCCATCTCGCCCGACGTCATAAAAGGCGGATACCCCAGACCAGCGCCCACGGCCCAGACCCGCTGCCCCAATTTTGGCACCTCGTCTTCCGGCAAAATAAAGGCCACCGGCTCGACGCCGCGTTCGAAGTCCCGGAGGTGGAGAAGAGCTAGGTCGCGCTGCTCGTCATGCGCCACGATGTCGGCCAACTTGCCTCTGGTTCCGACGCTACGGGCGCAACGTATGTAGTCGAACCAAAAAGCAGTCACCGGAGACCGCGTCTCACGCTTCACTTTCTTGGATTTCTGCGGGGACCAGATCTCGCGGATGCGGATGGATCCAGCGATGACGTGGTAGTTGGTAAGTATGTACGTTTCGTACTTTTTCTTTTCTTCGGTGCCGTGGTTTTTCGAATAGATGACGGTTCCAGATCCTGTCGTATCGATCCTAACGGCGGTGTTCAACATCTCGCTGTGCTGGGGACCGCAATCTGCGACGGCGTCAACAATTCCTGCACAAAAGATCAGGCCGACAAGCGCGGCGGCTTTTAGAAATTTCACGATGCGTCTCCTTTTAAATGCACGGCGGCGTGCATCTCATGTCGTTGGTCAACAATATGATCGCCGTCGCGGCTATCGCCACCAGCGCCAGTATCAGCATTGCTCTCTTCATATTCATCTCTTATATCCTCACACCAGTACAGCGTGACAGGCGTCGCATTCGACGCGGAAGTGTCCGTGTTGTCTATGCGGATCTTCCACGACCTTTCCTCTGGTAAGTGCGCCGCAAAATTCGCAAGGAACGTGGTCCTCGTAGTAATAGGAGACAGGCGGCGTCTGTTCTGCCGCACATTCTATCTCGTTTTCAACCCTTTGCCAAACTTCGTAGGCTGTCGTTTCGGCGCACGGGCTGTCCCAGATGCTGATGGCCAATGACCTGTCCGGGCTCCCTCCCTTTTGGAGATAATCTTCCCTCCAGGTCAAGTTCGCGAACCGTGAGGGCCGGTGCCTGCGAAGCTGTTCGTAGCCCTTCTGGCAGGCCCAGAGGCGCTCCGGCGTTACCAGCACCATCTCCTTCACGCCGATAGCGAAGGCATGATCGATGAATTTTCGAATGTGCCGGAAGGGTGGGTTAGTGACGATGACGGGTGCCTGCGCCCTGCGCCAATTAAAAAAGTCGTGCCCTTCGTCGATGTCGTCGGAAATCACTCGATACCCGGACTGTTCCAGCGCGGTGACAAACCGTCCGTCCCCGGCACACGGCTCCCATATCGTCGCATTTTCTCCCTGTTTCACGTGGAACAATATAGCGTCGATGATGGATTGAGGCGTCGGATAAAAGTCTCTCTCGTGTCTCATGGTCTCTCCAAAAAGTTGCTTGCGATTTTCGTTGCTGAACATTTGCCCCGTCTCCGGAATCGGCGTTGACTTGTGCGATATATTGTATATCTTGTAGGTGGCTGCGGTCAAGTTTGACATGATCTTGACCAGCGCCGGAGACTTAGCTGACTCCTTGGTCTCCACCCCGCCGTCAACCTACCTCCCGGTATGGCGGCGGGGCAAACTTACCCCTAGGCTCTTGTTCAGAGCCTAGGGGCCTTTTCCCGAGAGGACAACGAGGACGACAAAATGAAAATGCTGTCAAAACACAAGTTCAGCGTCCCCGCCCAGCAGCCCAACGAAAAACCTACGACCTGGACAGTGCCAAAGGTCTCGTGGCTGCAATCCCAGATGGACGACGTCCCCCTGATGTATCACCGGGGCAGTCTCAGCGAAGACTGCGAGGACGTTGACTACAGCCAAGCGAGCGGGAAGGACGCGAACTCCCCAGCAGCCAAGTACCTCCGGAAAATCAGAACCATCTTTTGGGCCGCTGCCATAGAAGGGAAGGTCTACCTTGTCCAAAAGCGAGGATCCCCCACGGCCAAGCACCGGAAGCCAACGTTCGAGTACTGGAGCCATCCGGTCCAGCCAAAATGAAAATGCTCATCGTCATCGTCGCCGTCTTGATCCAGGGCGACGAGGCGCGGTTCGCGCTAAAGGAGAGCGGCTTCCGGTCCATGGCCGAGTGCGAGGAACAAGTGGCCACGGCTCACGATCCAGGGCTCGTCTGCGCCGAGGTTTCCGCCGCCTATCTGGCCAGCCGCCGAGTGGACCAGTAACCCCCGGTACTTATATCGATCCTATATATTACGATACGATACAACCCCCTGGAAAGCCGCAGAAAACTGCGGTTTTTTATTTTTCGTTTGACTGGTATGCGAAAAAATGCGATAATAATATATCGATTCGGTGTGTTCTTTTTCAAAACCGATTCGGGTCGCTCTTTGACATCGTAAACAGACCGCACTTTCGCATCGGGCTCCCCAAAAGGAGTCAGATATGAAAAAGCTAAAACTACACGACGTTAACTGCGGACCACGGGACAACAGCTATTGTGGACCCGCCGTCATATCCGCCTTGACGGGTATGACGACAAGTCAAGCCGCAGCCGTCATCAGAATTGTTACTGGAAAAAGATCCATTCGATCAACAACAGCAACCGAGATCTTTCATGCCCTTCAAGCCTTGGGCATCACAATGAAGCTCGACCAGCAATGGGTTGAGAAGTTCGGACGTTCCGACATCTACCCCAAGACAAAACGACCCACTATTGCTCAGTGGCTCAAGATGTCTAAGAGCCGCCGCGTAGCTGGCACGATCTTCCTTGTCGAAGCCGGAAGGCACTGGCAATTGATCAGTGGCCGCAGATACGTTTGCGGCGTCATAAAAGAAATCGTTTCGGTTCGCGATTCACGGGTCAAGAGACGGGCCAGAGTTCGAAAGGTCTACGCTCTTGACACTATGGACAGCCAAATAAGACGCATGTTCGAAAATTTGGTTGGTCGTAACACTGAAGTAGATGCGTTTCTCCAAAAAACAGCGGCCTACAAGAGCGTGAAAAACGTAAAAGACCCTGGCGCATTTCTGGACAAATGTGAGCCTTTAAGAAGACTGTTCAGCACTCCTGAACCACGCGCAATCAAAAGCGCGTACTGGGAGTCTCAGTTCAAGGACATATTCTCGTAAATTAAACCACGGGAGCCCGATACGAAAGTGCGCTTAGTGCGAAAGGAGACAAAAATGCTCACGCTAGAACAGAGTCGAAACCATTGGACAGCGACAATTCACGACAATGGGGGCTATTGCCCCTGTTGCGAGCGGTGGGGGAAAATATACCGTCGCCCGTTCAACGCGACGATGGCCAGATCACTGATTTGGCTAGCCGCGTGGGACAAAGACGACGGCTGGTGCGACGTGCCAAATTCCGCGCCAAAGTCCGTCGTCAGAACCAACCAGTTGCCGACAACCAGATGGTGGGGGCTGGCCGAGCGCCAGCCGTCCGGCGACAGCGCCGCCAAGCACTCCGGATGGTGGAGGGTAACCGACAAAGGTAATCGGTTCGCCCGTGGCCTGATCCTCATCCCGAAGGAGGTCTTCACATATAACGCCGAGGCGCTTTATTTTGGTGAAGACCTCATCCACATCAGGGACGCCTTCAAAACGGTCTTCGACTATGAGCAAGTGATGCTGCCCGCGATGGTGCCGAGAGGGCAACAAGAGTGGGCCTTCTAACTGGGCCTCCGAAATTTCGTCGTTGACAGCTATGGTATGCGACTTTATGGTATCCGTGACCCAACCAACCAAGGAGACAAGGTCATGGAACTCACTACCCAAATTGACGAGGGCGGAATAACCCGCTTAACAAAAGACCTCAAGGACTCAGCGTCGCTTATGGCTCCGCAACAAGTCCGATTTCTGGTGGACGATTACTACCAGATGCAGGACAACCGTACACGGGCCAAGAACCAGGAGCGTGCGCTGAACAAATCCGGCGAGCCGAGCGGCGTCATCGAATGGCAAGCCAAAAATGCCCTGTTCCAGGAAAACCAGATAAAAAATGCCCTGGCAGCTTACGCTGCCGGTCAGGTCATGGGCAGATGGATGCTGGACATAGTCGGTATCGGTCCAGTGATCGCGGCTGGGCTCCTGGCGCATATCGACATTGCCCAGGCTCCGACCGCCGGATCGATCTGGAGGTACGCTGGGCTTGATCCCACGAGCGAGTGGAAAAAGGGCGAGAAGCGGCCCTGGAACGCGTCCCTAAAAGTACTGTGCTGGAAGCTTGGAGAAAGCTTCGTAAAGGTCAGCAACAACGAAAACGATGTCTACGGGAAGCTCTACAAGACCCGTAAGGAGTTGGAGACCGCCCGGAACGAGCGCGGCGATTTCGCTGATCAGGCCGAAGCCAAGCTGGCAAAAAATAAAATCCGTAAAGAGACCGACGCCTACAAAGCGTACAGCATTGGCAAGCTGCCCCCGGCGCATATCCACGCTCGGGCAAAAAGGGTTGCCGTGAAGATGTTCTTGAGCCACCTCCACGAGATTTGGTGGACCCATCAGTTTGGTTCGTCGCCGCCCGTCCCCTACGTCTTCAGCTTGGCCGAACACACACACAAAATTGAGCCGCCGGAACTGCTGTTCAAGCACATCAACCCCCTGACGGTTGCCAAAAAAGCCAGTTTGGCCAAAACCTAGTCAGCTTACCAGAGCCATGACTACAGAGAGAACCACAGTCGCAGAGCAGCCATATCGGTTGATAGAACCAATCACCTCGAGCAGCCACTGCTATAGAAGGAACCATCAATAGAGAGCAGCCATGTCGGCTGATAGAACCACTCACCTCGAGCAGCCGTAAGAGTTGACCGAACCAACAAAGATGAGCAGCCAGTACGATAGAAGGAACCATTCCCAATGAGCAGCCAAGTTGAGAGTGCGAACCATACATTAGAAGCGAACCCCCGGAGGAGGAGAAAATGAAAACCAAAAAAAGCAGGCAGCAACGAACGTGCGACGAATGCTGCGCGCAGATATACAAAGGCGACCGATACGCCCAACGATCCAAACGGGTTGGCGAATCCGGTATGCGAAGCTACGACGGCGAGGTGAAGTACTGGCAACCCTACTACGTCAAGGTCCCGATTTGTGCCCCATGCGCCGGGGATCTCTTCGAATGGAGAGCGAACCAGGGAGAAAGTGTACCTTGAACCAGCCATCTCGGTCGAGAGAACCAACCAAACAGAGCAGCCACTAACCGCGATGGAACCACAGGCAACGAGTAGCCAACCAAGACGAACGAACCAATACCAGCGAGCAGCCACTAATCGTGATGGAACCACATGCAACGAGCAGCCAAGATTAGAGATAGAAACACGTTCCCTGAGCACCCATAAGCGCTGAACGAACCATTGGTTGGGAGTAGTCATAGCCCCTAAACTCGAACCAAAATCATTGAACCAAAAAGGCAGAGCAGCCAGACCCCTGGACGGGAACCAAAAAACGAAAGCAGCCCAGTCACGTGACAGAACCAATTGCAACGAGCAGCCAATCGCAATGAGAGAACCACTATGACGGAGCAGCCAAACCTCTAGATCGGAACCAAAATGCGTGAGCAGCCAACAAGTAGGACAGAACCAATTGCAACGAGCAGCCAACAAGTAGGACAGAACCAATTGCAACGAGCAGCCACGGCCCACGAAAGAACCACATAGATAGATCAGCCAAAATGCCGGAAAGAACCATAACCACGGAGCAGCCACGAGGAATGATCGAAACATTTGAAAATAGCAGCCAAGTTGAGAGAGAACCACTCCGTAGGAGCAGCCAGCGAAGCGGAAAGAACCAGATAAACCGAGCAGCCACAAAAGCTGACAGAAACACCCCCAACGAGCAGCCAGATTAAGGAAGAGAACCACTTTACCCGAGCAGCCAGGTAATCGGACAGAAACACCGTAATCGAGCAGCCAAATAGCAGGACAGAACCAGTTCAAGCGAGCAAAAAAACACCGTGCAAGGGCCACGGCCCAGAGTCCACGGTACGCGGGCCACGGAAAACGGCAGAAAACCGCGAAAGGTCCCCCCGAAACGCTCTATAGTTCTACTTTCCCACGAAAAAAAAAAGAGAAACATGGTTCAAAACAGCCGGTACAGCGGTACGGCGGTACGCTTGGTCAAAATATGGCAGTTTTACTGGGGGTTGAGGGGTGTCGTCCGCGTACCGGGTGGCGTACCGCTTTCAAACAGCGATACGGGCGCGGTCTTCTGTCGTCGCTCTGCTGACCTCTGCCTCTACACCGTGGGCTTGCTCTGATTTACCGAGAATTTTTTTGGTTAATTTTTTGTGGGAAAGTAGAACATACAAGGCCTGTTTTTGGATTGCATAAAGCAGGGGTCTGTGGGACAATATGCGCTCACTTTGGAAAGGAATGTTTTGATGTCTATCGACGTTGTTAACAGGTGCCATGTTTGTGGTTCTGCAATTCCCCGTAAGATTACGTCTATCCACCAACCGGTTGCGGAACTAGGTCTGTCTAGCCGCGTGGAGGATTGTTTTATGGGGCAGGGTATTACACTAGTTAGCGATCTTCTGGAGAAAACGGAAAGAGACCTCCTTCGTTCCCCAAATTTTGGGCGGAAGTCTTTAGCAGACGTCGAGGCCATGTTGTCCGAGGCTGGTTTGAGTTTGAAAGAATATATACCAGAATTCTGGAAATCTTCCCCTGACGCTTGGCATAGGCATAAGGAATTGAAGGAGGAGGCTCGAAACCTTGAGATAAGTCAGGGTCGAATGAGAGTTAGACATCTGAACGAAGCCGGGGAACGGTAGATGTTTTGGTTCATCGAAAAATTTATGAACTGGCTCGTGTCGCGTGAACGGCGGGCCCTGGAAGATTTAAAAAGAGAGGGAAGGAAAAAGTGAGGCCAAATTTTAGGCCCATGTTCATTTTTAAAGACGGCGAACGCGCAGGCAATGCCCAGGTTTTCGACACATATAAGGAAGCACATGACAGCGCCGCCGCCCGCTTTATGGTCTGGACCCAGCCCGAGGGATTCGACGTAGACGAAACAGACGCCCCTGTCACCTACGTTCGATTGTCCAAGCGCGGCGATGTCTCGTTGCGCGCGCTAGAACTGGAACCCGAGCCATGACCGCAACGCACTGACTCCCCTTACCGCGTCGAGAGAGGCGCGGTATTTTTTTGTTGATTGCTATGCGATTTTGTGGGACTGTTTGCGTCTAACGAAACTAGGAGTCAGAAAATGGATTTTAAAGACCTGAGCGAAGCGATTAAGGTGCTGGAAAATTACAAGATAGACCTACTGTTTAACAGCGAGTCGGAACATTATGTGGACGAGACTTTTTTTGCCGTGCACCATTATCTTGCCGCGATATCACAAATTGAAGTGGCGATTCAATCCTTGAAGCTGGCCGATGTCTGGGCCGCGCGCGAGGACGGCGACCGCCGCGCCGCCGCGTATAGGGGAGGATCAGAATCATGACCCGCAACTGCGTATTTTACGAGGG